AGCCCGGGATCGACCCCGACGACGGACAGGGTGTCTTCGCCGTCGAGCCACGTGGCGTCGAGCACGATGTCGTCGCCCCGCCACAGCGCGGCTTCAACCACGTCGAGCAGTTCGCCGTACAACTCTTGGCGTTCGAGCGCGGTGTTGGCGTACAGGTCGAACAGGTTGCGGAGGTATTCGGCGGACAGGTGGGCACGGTTGGCGAACGTCGATGCGCCGTGGAGCGACACCTTCGTCGTCGTCTTGCCCAGGTTGATCAGTTCGCGGATCACCGCCACCCGTTTCGGGGTGGTCGTGACGAAGATTTGGGGGTGCGCCCCGAGCCGGGTGCCGATCCTCGTGTTGTCCCAGCAGGTCGCCCCCGAGTCGTCGGGCCGGTGGTTGTGGGCAGCGAGTTCGTCGGACCATGTCCAGTGGGACTGCGGCCCGCGCAACTGGGCTGGTTTCTCCGACGAGAACGTCAGCGCGATGGAACCGTTGGGCCATTCCAGGCGGCGCAGCGACGGGATGTACTCGGGCACCATGTCCGGTTCCGCGACGGCGATCACCCCGGACTCGCCGCGCACCATCACGTCCCGCACATCCGCCACGGTGCGGGCGATGAGATGGCCGATGGAGCCGGGCAGTTCCCGGGCCTTGCGGTTGCACCACGACGCCCCGACCCGGGTCTTGCCTGCGCCGCGACCGGCGACCACCGCCACCGTCGGCGTCGGATCGTGGTAGGCGGCAAGCTGGTCCGGGCGTAGCCACAGTTCGGGGGACGCCATCTCCGCGAGGGTGAGGTCATCGATGAAGGTGTCCCGTTCGTCGCGGGGGAGCAGACTGATCCGCTCCATCACCGACAGGGTGTCAAGGTTCACGTCACGGGACGGGCAAGTTCATCGTGAGCGTGACGAACGCGATGCCGCCTTGGATCGTGAAGGTGAGCGCTGGGCGTCCGAGCCGGAAGAACGCGTCGCTCATCTTGTCGTCGGCCCAGTCGAGCAGGATTTGGCCGTCGGCGTCCATCGCCGCCGACACCGCGTCCTGGGCGTCCCAGTCGGTTGTGCCGTCGTCGTTGGACACGTCGGAGCATTCCCGGGCGGCGATGACGACGATGTCCGCGAACTGGATCACGTCGCAGTTCCCGCCGAACGGCACCTCCTGCTCCGTCACGTTGAGCACCGAGATCGTGGTGCCCTGACAGTCCACCACCACGTCACCCATCTGGGCGTGAACCGGGTCGGGCAACGCCAACGCGTCGAGTTCCTCCGCGAGCTTCTGGACGAACTCCAACGGGGTCATGCCAGCCGGGCCTCCAACACACCGATGCGGGTGAGGGCGTTGCCGAGCGCGGCGGTGAGCAGCGTGACGAGCGACGAGTAGTCCACCTGCTGCGGGTCGATCTGGCCGTCAGCGAGCACGGCGTCCTTGGCTCCGGTGACGGCGTACGGGGCGGCTTCCGCGATGTCGTGGGCGTTCATCATGTCTTCGGTTGACACGTTGCCCTGCCACCGGCCACGAAAGGCACGGGAGGCGAGTTGCAGCACTCGTTCGGCGGCGTCGCTGATCGGCCCGACCGGCTCTTTCATCCGGTAGTCGGAGGTCGTGTTGTAGAACACCCGGTTCACGTGGGCGTCGTCGTTGTCCTGTTTGCCTGCCGTGATCGACCCGACGGTCACCGGACTCGACTGGGGTGCGCCCCGGTAGAACCGCAGGAAGTATTGGCCGGGGGTGTCCCCGGCGTCGAGCCGTCGGAACAGGGTGATCGATGGAACGTTCTTGTCGGCCACCGTGGACTGGAACGTGCCCTGGTTCGTCATTCGGCAGCCGTCGGAGTTGCCGCCCCAGTTCCCGACGTTGAACTCCAACAGTTTCGCCGGGTTGGCGTGGTCGTTGATCGTCAACGACCCGGTGATCGTCCCGCCGGTCTTGTCGAGCTTCAAGTCGGCCACCGCGTTGACGTACTTGGCGGGGGCGGCAGCGTTGGGTTGATCGGTCGGGAACTCCTTCATGGGAAGCAGCAGCCAGTCGGTCATCCGTCTGCTGCCGTCCAACTTGACGTAGGCCGACAGCGACTCGTTCATGTAGCCGACGGTGACGGCGTCGTTGGCGTCGTTGCCCTGGTTGGCGTTCGTCAGGCTCAACCGGCCGGAGATGGTGAGCGCCGACGCGATGGTTTGGGCTGTGGTGGCCGGGGCGCGCAGGATCGACGGGCCGATCTGCTGCCAGTTGCCGGACGAGCCGCCCATCGACATCCACATCGTCGGCAGCGTCGAGCCGGTGACGTTGGTCATCACGCACACCGCACCTTTGGGCGGGTTGAGCCACGTGTTGCGCTGCCCGAGATCTGCGAACCGCATCACGACGGAGTCCGCGACCCCGCCACCCCAGAACGCTTCGGTGGGTGACCCGATCACTGGGGTCCACACCGTTGACCACGGCATCAACTGAACGGTGCCCATCGGCTACTCCCTTCCCAACCGGTCCAACCAGGCAGAATAGAGTCCGGCGCAGGTCTTCAACCCGAAACTCGACGCCGCGAAGTCGCGCAGCGAACCGGTCCCGTATACCCCACGATGCAGGATCGCCCATTCCACGGCTTCGGCGGCGTCCCCCACCTCGTTGATCCGGCACTCCGGCGGCACCCATTCGGTGAACCCGCCCCAGTTCGTCGTCACCGGCCAGACACCGGAGAGCATCGCTTCCGCGAACACGCCGCCCCACGGCTCGATGTAGAGGGTCGGGACGAGCGTGCATGACGCTCCGGCGTACAACTCGGCGCGGGCTTCGGCCCGCACGGTGCCCATGTGGTGTACGTCGAGGTCGGAAACGTCCAGGTCACAGCCGTCGTCGGTGATCCAGCGGCCGTTCGAGATCACGGATCCCTGCCCGGCGATCACCAGAGGCTTTCCCGTATACCGGGCTATTCGGGCGACGAGTTCGACGCCTTTACGGCGGATCGCCCGGCCGATGAACAGCAGATAGCCTTGGTCGTCGGCCTCGTGGAAGTCGTCGGGCCGGTAGAAGTTCGGGATCACCGCGTCGTACGGGTTGCCGTCGTTGATGTTGTACCGGCCGTAGATGTGATGCAGCCAGGCGAAGCTCTCGAACACCTTGCCGGTGGTCTTCATCGACACACCCGAGTATCCGACGCACGGTTCGACCCACGTGAGGTGCGGCAGTTCGTGGTACAGCCCGTCGTGGTTCGAGCCGGACATCGTCATCACGATTTGGCCCGGTTCGGCCCAGGCGTGAAGCCAGGCCGCGGCCCGATGGTTCAGCATCCGCCAGTGCGCCGTCTCCGGGTTCCAGTCCAGATTCAGGATCGTCGCGGGCAGGTCGGCACCGAAGCATTTGGCCTGTTCGCTGTCCGACAGCAGCGACACGAACTCGTCGCAGTCATTGACCGGTGCGTCGCCGCCCCACAGCACGGTGACGTGCGCCCCCAGTTCGCCGCGCAGCATCTCCACCAGCCGGACCGCCTTGGCGGTGAACGCACAGTGCGGGTAGGTGATGTCATCGAACCGGGTGTGCGGGAAGCCGAGCAGGATCAGCTTCACAGCCCCTCCAATTCGTATACCCGGAACGCCAACTCCCTGACGGCGGCGACGACGAGCGGCATCAGCTTCGAGGCGTCGAGTTGCTGCGGCATGATCGCCCCCACCGACGGGGCGCGCAGTTCTTCCACGTCCTGTTCGGTCGCCACCGCGTCCATCTCTCCGACGACGGCTTCGGGGACGATCTCCGCGACCTCGTGGGCGATGAACCCGTCCATCCGTTGACCGTGGCTGTCGTTCAGCCACGTATACCGGATCGGGTTCAGGTCGAGCAGCCGTTCGAGCGCCCCAGTGATCGGGCCGAGCACGTTCTTCACCCGATAGTCCGACGTGGTCCCGTAGTTCGTCGTGTTGGCTGCCGGGGACGTGATCGCGCCGACGGTGCTGTCACCGCGCCGGAAGTGCATCAGGTCGGCCCCGTTGGCGTTGCCGCCTCCCGCCTTGTTGGCGATGAAACAGGGCGTGTTCAGCAACTCGTTGGTCATGCGGAAATACTGGGCGGTGCGCCAGATGGTGCCGCCGACGTTCGGATTCGTTTCGGTGGTGAGACCGCCGAGCACGTACGGATCCTTGAACCGGACGAACTCGGTCGGATTGCCGATCCTGACGACCTGACCAGCGGCCGACGCGACGTAGACGTTCTCGATGTCCGAATACAGCCGCATTTCGCCGTTCCATCGGCCGACATGACCGACCCGCAGCGTTTCTTGCGGCGTCGAGAAGAACGCGATATACGGCTGGTTGGGTCCGCTCACGTCCGACGAGATGCGAAGCACATCTTCTTGGGTGTGCCCGATCACCCGTGCCCGTTGAGTGCCGCATTGAAGAATCGTGTTCCCGGCGACAGCAAGGTCGATGTACTGGTTCGACTGCAACGACAACGTGGAGTTGTTGGCCGGGGCTTGCAGTACGAACGCCGCTGACGCTCCGGTGCCGAACGCCATCATCGTGCCGACGGTGACACCGTTCGATTTCAGGTTGATCGGACTGTTCGCACCGCCGCCGGTCGTGTCGTTGACGTTGAGTGGGCCGGTGAGCGTGCCGCCGGTCAACGGCAGGAAGTCACCGCCAACGCTGCCGCTACTGGCGATGTCGATCCACTGATCGTTGACCTTGACCCGCAGCACACCCATGTCAGGACGAGGTTTCCTCCACGTGAACGGCCGCGCCGTTCGAGCCGACCGCCGGTAGCTGCCCTTGAACCTCCGCGAGAGTGGTGAGCAGTTCGAGGTTCTCTCGCATCAACTGCCCGATGCGTTGCGCCAGGTTCTCTTTCACGATCTGGTCGCGTTGAGCCTGTCGCAGCAGATCTTCGTAGCTGGGCTGACCGTCGTTGCTCATGGCGCGGGCGCGGGTTCGGGCGGCACCGCGGCGAGCAGGGCTTGCATCGCGGCGAGGATGTCCTGGTCGGTGATCACCGACGCCTCCCACCCGGGACGGCCGATGCCCGCAGCCTGCGCCGACTCGTACTTGGCGTCGAACCCGGGGGCAGCGGCGAGCTTCCAGATGTTGATCTGGACGTAGCTCAACGGGTTGGTTGGGCTGGCAGCGGGGATCTCCTTGGACGCGGCGGCGTTGCACCGGGCGATGAAGTCCTGATCTTGGGCGAGTTGGGATTGGGCGGCGTAGCTCATGTGGCTCCTTCTACTCGACGGGCGAGATCTTGGACGGCGGCAACGAGCAGCGGGACCAGCCGGGACACGTCGAGTTGCTGGGGGATGATCTGACCGGCGACCATTCCGCGGCCTTCGTCGTCGTCGTCGGCTACCGCATCTTTGTCGCCGGTCACGGCGTCGGGGACGACTTCCGCGACTTCGTGGGCGAAGAACCCATCCACTTCGGTTTGGTCGGGGTCTTCTTTCCACACAATCCGGCGCGGAAGGAGTCGCATCAGCCGGAGCAGCCCGTCCTGTATACCGCCGTGGTCGTGTTTCAGCCGATAGTCCGACGTGGTGTTGTAGAGCACGGCGCTGGTCGAGGCGTTGCGTGTGATCGAACCGATGGTGGTGTTGTTCATCCGCCAGTGGCAGTAGTCGTGACCTCCACCGACCCCGGCCCCGATCTTGTCAGCGATGAACATCGGCTGGTTGATCGAGACGGAGCCGATATACATATAGTTGTTGCCGGGGTGGAACCACCAACCAGCCGTCCCTGCACCGGGAGCGGTCGCCGCTTGCGCTCCGATCTGAAGATGACCGTTGGTGTCGAAGCAGGCCCGCTTGTTCGCGCCGCCCGTGAAGAACTGGATCTCGCCGTTCACCAGGTCGTTCTGCAACCGCATGTCGAGGGTGGTGAACATCCCGATGGCACCGGAGCGGGACTGCGGCGCGGCCCCGTGGTAGAAGCCGATATAGCCCTGGCTGGCGTGGCCGTACAGGCGAAGCGGCGACGCCGAGTTGTTGCCGACCACGGCGGTGTCACCGATCCACAAGATCGCGTCCTTGGCGAGCAGGGTGCGTTGCCCGTTGCCATCGACGGTGAAAGCGCTGCCACCCGTCCCGGTCTGGAAGGAGATGTCACCGCCGATCCCGACAACCGCCTGACAGACCAGCGCGTACGGCGCGGTGTTGCCGTACAGGTACATCTGGTGGGAGGACTGGCCGCTGTTGACCCATCGCAGCGCCCCTCCGGTCGGCGGCACGCCGTACAGGTCGATGCCGCCTTGGCCCGATGTCAAGTCTTCGTTTATCCGTACTCGGTTGCCGAGCGGCTGCAAGCTCATCGGCCAGATCGCCCCGGCGTTGCGGCACTGAATGCGGTAGCCGTCGAACGCGAGGTTGACCGGGGCGGCAGCATTACCGCCGATGATCAACGGGTTGTCCGTCGAGGTCAGCGTGACCGCGGCGTTCTGATTGATGACCAGCGTCCCGGTCATCGTGTCGCCGGTCTTCTTCACGTAAAGGGTGTCGGCCTGGGTCTGGGTCAGCACGGCGACCCAGTTGCCGTCGGCGCGCAAGAAGTTCGTTGTGCCCCCACCGGACATAGGAACGGTCCCACGTGTCGTGGGGGTGAAGTCGTTGATTTCGAGTTGAAGGTTGCCGGTGAGGGCACCGCCGCCGATCAACGGAGCCGAAGTGCCGATGAACCGGGTGACCGGCACCTTCCCGGCGGTCAACGTGTCCACGTACTGTTTCGTCGCGGCTTCGAGCGGGTTGACCGGGTCGGCGGGCAGCACGAGCGGCCCGGTCATCGTGTCGCCCGGGATGTTCACGTACAGCGTGTCGGCCACGGCCTGAGTGAGACCGCCCGCGCCTGACGGGCCGGTCGCGCCTGCCGGACCCGTTGCGCCCGTGACCCCCGCCGTTCCGGCGGTCCCCTGCGGGCCGGTTGCCCCGGTGACGCCGACTCCGGTCGGCCCTGTCGCTCCGACGGTGCCGGGGCCACCGGTAGGTCCGGTTGAACCCGCGGGTCCGGTGACCCCGGTCGCCCCGACCGTTCCCGCGGTGCCTTGCGGGCCGGTGACCCCGGTGACGCCCTGTGTTCCGGCTGTTCCTTGCGGGCCGGTTGCGCCAACGGTTCCGGCTGTCCCTTGCGGACCGGTTGCGCCGGTCACGCCCTGTGTCCCGGCCGTGCCCTGCGGACCTGTCGCACCAGTCACCCCGGCCGTCCCAGCGGTGCCCTGAGCACCCGTGCCACCCGTCGAACCCGTCACACCGGTCACGCCTTGCGTCCCGGCGGTGCCCTGAGCACCCGACGGCCCTGTCACTCCGACCGCGCCTGCTGCGCCGGTTCCTCCGGCCGGGCCGGTCACACCCGTGACACCCTGAGTCCCCGCCGTTCCCTGCGGACCCGTTGCTCCGACTGCTCCGGCTGACCCAGTCCCGCCCGTCGGACCGGTCGCCCCGACCGTTCCGGTATTTCCCTGTATACCGGTAGGCCCAGTTGCGCCGACCGCCCCGGCGGTTCCGGTCACGCCTTGGGGTCCGGTCGTACCGACTGCGCCTGCCGCACCGGTCCCACCCGTCGGCCCCGTGGCCCCGGTCACGCCGACAGTGCCCGCGGTTCCTTGCGGACCGGTCACACCGGTCACACCCTGGACGCCTTGACTCCCCGCCGCGCCCGTGCCACCGGTCGGCCCCGTGACCCCGGTGACGCCCTGTGTTCCTTGCGGGCCAGTGGCCCCAGTGACGCCAGTGGGGCCGGGAGACCCCTGCGCGCCACTGGGGCCGGTGGAACCTGCCGCGCCCGTTCCGCCGGTCGGGCCGGTGGCCCCCGTTGTACCTTGATCCCCTTTCGGGCCGGTCAAACCTTGCGCCCCGGTGCCACCCGTCGGACCCGTCGCCCCCGTCGTCCCTATCGGTCCGGTCGGACCGGCCGGGCCTTGGATCGGGCCGACATCGGACCAGCCCTCAGCACCGTCGGACACCCAGCCGTGTCCGGTGTCGAGCGTGATCCACAGATCGCCTTGTGTCGCCCCGGCGGGAAGGTTGGCCGGGGTCGGCACCGATCCTTTCAGGACGACGGAAGTGCCGTCGGTCCCAGACACACCGGTCGGGCCTTGAATGCCCTGCGGTCCGGTGGGTCCGGTGATGCCCTGCGGACCGGTGACTCCCTGTCCGCCCTGCGGGCCGGTGTTGCCGGTGACCCCGGTCGTGCCTTGCGGGCCGGGCACCGTCGAGTCGGCCCCTGACGGGCCGGTCGCCCCGGTTTCGCCCTGGTCGCCACGTGGCCCGGTCGCGCCGACGACTCCGGTGGCTCCGACCGGACCGGTCGGCCCCGTATTGCCCTGTATACCGGAAACGCCGGTCGGGCCTTGCGTTCCGGTTGCGCCGACTGCGCCTGTTCCCCCAGTTGGGCCGGTTGCGCCGGTCGTGCCCTGGACTCCGGTCGCTCCGGTGGCCCCGGAGAACACCAGGCCGTCCACGTACGCCTTGTCCACGAGATCTTCGGGCGCGACCGGCACGAGCGCCGGGTCCATCTTCGGGACCACACCCAGGAACGTGACCTGATCCTGCGTCTCGACCGGCCACTCGAACGTGGCTGGGCCGATGACCCGCAACTCGTCCTGAACGAGCACCTTGCCGAACTGGGCTGCCTTCCCGGCCTGCTGGTAGATGTCGCCGGAGAAGTCGGCGGTCTGATTGACGTACAGCCCTCCGGCGTCGATGATCACGCTTCCGGCGTCCATCGTCAGGGTGCCGGTCATGTGATCGCCGGACTCGTTGACGTATACCTCAGCGGACGACGGTGCCGACGTGAGCACCTCGACGGGGTCGTTGTTCGACGGCGAGTACGCACCGGGGCCGACCCGCATGAACAGCACCGGCACCGTCACCCATTCGTTCGGCCCGTTGTTGACCGGATCCCCGATGACCTTGTACTCGACCCAGTTCGACGCGTTGGCGGCTTCGTAGAGGACGAGCAGGTCGTCGGGCTTCAACCAGTGCAGTCCGAGTTTCAGTTCCCCGTTGGCGTCGTACAGCGACAGGTACACCTCGGTCGCCAACGTCGGGTTGGCGTTGTTGACCTTGACGAACCCGTGCTGCGGGTCCGTCGCCGTGGTCGTGTCCCTCCACTTGTAGGGCCACTGGGAGGCTGCCGACCCTTGCGGGCCGGTCACCCCGGTCACCCCAGTCTCACCTTGCGGGCCGGTCACCCCGACGGGGCCGGTTACACCGGTTACACCGGTTACGCCGTCGATCCCGGCGACACCAGACACTCCGGTATTGCCCTGTATACCGGTCGGTCCCGTCTCCCCGATTGGGCCAGTCGGCCCGGTTGCTCCGGTGGTGCCGGTCGTGCCTTGCGGGCCGGTCACCCCGGTCACACCGGACGGGCCAGTCGAGCCGGTGGTCCCGGTGACACCTTGGATGCCGGTCGGTCCCGTCGCGCCGGTCAGTCCGGGCGGGCCTTGGATCTGGCCGATGTCGGTCCAGCCCCCGGCTCCGTCGGACACCCAGCCGTGTCCGGTGTCCGCCGAGATCCACATATCCCCGGCCTGCGCGCCCGGCGGCAGATCTCCCGGCGCGGACGGGACGGTGCCCTCGATGGCGATGGACGTGCCCGACGGACCCGTCACACCCGTCACCCCGGTCACCCCGGTGACGCCAGTAACCCCGGAGATTCCGATTGGGCCGGTGGCCCCGGTGACTCCGGTGACCCCAGTCGTTCCGGTCACTCCGGCGACGCCCTGTATACCGGACGGTCCCGTTGGGCCGGTCAACCCCTGCGGACCAGTCACCCCGGTCGGCCCCGCCGCCCCGGTGCCGCCGGTCGGTCCGACCGCGCCTGTTCCACCCGTCGGCCCCGTCGTTCCCTGCGCCCCGGTTCCGCCAGTCGGGCCGGTGAGTCCCGTCGAGCCGGTGACCCCCTGAATTCCCTGCGGGCCGGTCTGCCCAGTCGGCCCAGAGACGCCCTGTGCGCCGCTAGGGCCGGTCGGACCCGTCGGCCCGGCTACACCTACCGGACCGGTCGCCCCAGTCGCTCCTGGGGCACCTGGGCCACCTGTGGTGCCCGGGAAACCTTGCGGGCCGGTCGCACCCGTAACTCCGGTGGGTCCGGTGACGCCTTGCTGCCCGGGGAGACCCGACCAGCCCTGTGGGCCGGTGGCTCCGGTGACTCCCATCCCGGTCGGCCCGGTGGCCCCGGTGGTGCCCTTCAACCCGGACGGACCTGTCGGGCCGGTGGCCCCGACCGCGCCCTGCGGACCGGTCGCTCCGGTGGTGCCCTTGACCCCGGTGACCCCAGTCGGCCCGGCGATACCCTGCGGCCCGGTCGCGCCCGCAGGACCGGCTGGACCCAACGGTCCCTGCGGGCCGACGATTGGCCCGGCGTTCTGCCACGACGTGCCGTCCCAGAAGATGAGTTCACCTGCCCGGGGTTGGCGGGGCGGCAGCGCCGGGTTCGTCGGGTCCGGCATCACCGGCATCCACGGCATCACCTGATCGACCACCCAGGCGTCGCCGGACTCCGGGTTGGCAGGCATGGCCGTGTCGTCGGTGCCGAGCCGTCCCTTGATCGTCAGCCCGGCCCCCGGTGCGCCCGTTCCGCCGGTCGGCCCCGACGGACCGGACGGGCCGGTCAGGTTCCCTTGGTAGTCGAGCCGGAAGCTGCTGTTGACGACGAACAGTTCGCCGTCCGCGGAGTCGATCCACGTGTCCCCGACGACGGAGCCGAGCGGGGCGATGTTGCCCGTCTGCAAACCGGTCGAGACCTGGACCCGTTCACCGCGTGGCCCGGTGATCCCGGTCGCCCCGATCTCGCCACGTGGCCCGGTGCCCCCGGTGGCCCCGGTGACCCCGATCCCGGTCGGACCCGTCGGTCCCGTCGGGCCTTGCGCCCCGGTGACGCCGACGCCGATGGGTCCGGTGGCCCCAGTCTCGCCTTGCGGCCCCTGCGAGGTCGCCTGCCAACGGTCCATGATGGCGTCGATCTCGTAGGCGAAGTTCCGCATCCGGCGGGCGGTGATTTCCTCCGACGAGTTGTCCGAGAACGGCGCAGAGTCAGGTTCGACCCCAGCTTCGACGCGCTGATGGTTGCGCATCCATTTCTCGTCCAGGGAGAACTCGGACGTGCCGCTCATCGGGCTAGCTCTGCGTGCGGAACGCCAGATCGAACGGGTCCGGCACCGGGTCGGTCACATCCTGGTCCCCGAACTGTCCGCCGCAGTCCCCCTGCCGGGAGAATGTGCGGACCCCGGCCATCGCGTCGATGAACTGGCCCGAGATGTTGCGCCGGGCGATGGCGAGCCAGTGATCCAGACGACCCATTCCCGTATACCCCTTTGTCAGGAAGTCCTGCGGGTCGAGCACCGTCCACGACACTCCTTGGCGGGTGATCGACTGGACCCGCTCCGGCAGCGAGCACGCCTTGTTGGCTGCGGCCTTGGCGTACTCGCAGGCCAGCCAGCCGACGATCGCGGACGTGCCCGGCGGCAGGTTGTTGTCGATCGCGTAGGTGATTCGGAACACGTTGCCGTCGCAGCCGCACATGAACGTGCGCGGCATGAACTGGCCGATGGAGCCGGTGCCGGGCGCGCAGCAGAACGAGATGACGTTGACCGCTTCGAGGCACCAGTCGTTCCACGGGTCGGCGTCGGTGCCGCAGTGATGCACCCGTTCGACCGACTTGATGAACTCGACCGGGCCGCGCCGCAACCGGATCTTGCAGCCGGTCAGCCGGTAATCCTCCATCCAACACTGCTCGCCGTGGAACGCCCCGTTGGTGAGTGACCACACCACCCACGACGCCTGGGCGATGGCGTCTTCGAGAATCTTCTGCTCAGCCGCCGCTTGGTCGTCCCGCTCCCAGTAGACGACTTCGGTGAAGTCCCCGGCCTGATGCCGGTGCATGAACATCCCGTCGGGGTATACGGAGGCGAGGGTGAACCCGGAACGGCCGTCGGGCAGCGCGGCGACGCCGACGGTGTACTGGATGGCGAGCGTCCCGTTGACCAGCACCCGGATCAGTCCGGCCTGCATCTCGAAGCGGACCACCATGTTCTCGGTCCAGTTCGCCGCGGCCTGCGGGGCGACCGGTGACCCGGCCCGGTTGAGGGTGATGTAGTCGGCGGTGATCTCGACGGACCATCCGCTGTTCGGCCCGCCGCCAGCCGTGACCGAGTCGAGCAGCACGACCCGCACGAACGTCGAGATGTCCTTGGCGGTGACCTCCCACTCGGCCCAATGCTCCCCGACGAGGACACCGTTGCGGGCTGCGCCGCCGGTCCAGTTTCCAGACCCGTCGGCCAGTCCGATGGCGTTGCCCTGCCCGTCGAGGATCGGCATCTGCTCGCCGGGCAGGATGCCGTAGCCGAGCGCGGTCAGCGGTGTCCCGGCCTGCCCGTCGAACGGTTCATCGAACAGCACGTTGAAGGCGGTGGTGGACACCGCCGGGTTCAGCCCGAGCGGCACATCCTGGGTAGCGCGGTATACGAATCCGTCGGCGGCGTACACGAGATCGTCGGTCTTGTAGGCGGTGATCTCGTTCCAGGTGGTGATCTTGTGGTAGGTGAACTCGGGGCAGGTGGCGGCGACGACTTCGGGGTCGGCCCACAGTTCCTCGAACTGGACGGGGGTGACGACCGTGGTCACGGCCGGTCACGCTAGTTGCCAGGGGTGCTCCGACCTGGGGAAACTGGTGGCATGGCCGATGTCGTGTTCGTGATCCACCCGGCGGCGTTCCAGAAGTTGACGAAGTTCCGCACCGGGGAGGTCGGCCAGTACATCGAGCGGGTCACGAAGGTCGTCCACGTGGCGATCAAGGAGCAGGCTCCGGCCCCGGGGAAGCCGCCGATCAACCGGACGTTCATCAACTACGCCACCGGCCGGTTGGAGGACTCGATCCACTTCGACGTGGTGGCGAACGGCGCGGAGGAAGTGACCGGGATCGTCGGGGTCGGGGAGGCGCACGCCAGGTACGTGATCCACGGCACGGTGCCGCACGTGATCAAGCCGAAGTCACCCGGCGGGGTGCTCTATTTCTTCTGGCACAAGAAGGGACGGTTCGCTGCGTTCAAGCATGTGAACCATCCGGGGACGATGGCGAACGACTTCATGACCCGCGGCTTCATCGCCGGGTGCGCCCTGTTCGGGATCCGCTAGTCGTAGTCCCAGCCGTAGTGGTCGGGGTGGGCTTCCTTCCACCCCGTGCGATGGGCGTGGGAACCGTGAGCGGGGATCAGCCGTTCGAGCCACGGCACGGCCTCCCACAGCTTGTGGGCGCATTCGTGGCAGATCACGACCTCGTAGTCGGGGTGGCCGGGCAGCGTCCGGTCCTCGTCGTAGGTCGGCACGTAGTCGGGGTCATCGAGCAGCGTGGGGTTGCCGTGCTCGTCCTCGCCCTTCACGAAGTCGCAGTACAGGCCGTACCCGTCGCGCTCGTCGGAGTTGCGCAGCCAGCGTTCGTCGGTGTTGTTGGGCCACTTGGCCGGGATGTTGTCCACCCACATGCCGTAGCCGCCGAACAGGCCGATCCACAGTGCGTTGTCGAACTGGTAGGTGCATTCCTCGTCGCGGCCGTCGTAGTAGCTGTCGGCCACCAGTTCAGCGCCGCAGGCGTAGCAGTTCATCCGACCTGAACCCAGCCGGTGTGCTTGCCTTCGGACAGGCCGATGATCCGCAGCCCGGTCTCCCCGTTGAGCAGTTCCCGCAGCGACGAGTCGTCGTGCAACGCGTACACGGTGTCCGTCGAGCCGTCGGCGTAGAGGACGGTGTACTCGAAGATCGGATATTCGAGCACACCGTCCTCGGCCCGTCGCACCCGGGGGAGTGGGAGCGCCGGGACTGCCCGGCCCCGGCCACGTGTGGTGGCCGGTTTCTTGGCGGGGGTCTTGGCCGGGGTGGTCATGGTGGACACGCGGCGGCTTGGAGGACGGCGCGCAGTTCTTCGTTGGTCCGTTCGGTCTTGGTGTTCGGCTCCGGGTGAACCGTCGGGTCGGCCCCGACGGACCAGCCGCGTTCGTTGACCAGCACGACGGTGCCGGGGCAGAGGTTGTCGTACTCCAAGTACGGCTCCAACGACGAACGGGTCGCCGGGGCGCTCGCACCACCGCAGCCGACGAGTGCCACGGCGGCGGCGAGGGCGACGAGCAGCCGCCTCACTGCGGCACCCCGTATTTCTCGTCCAGTTCCTCGGCGTGCTGGACCCGCCACAGGGCGGACCAGCAGGCCAGCATCGCCTCGTAGAAGTCGTCGTCGTCACCGGCCACGGCCTCTTTCACGTGGGACGTGTAGTCCATGTCGCGCAGCGAACGGATGACGTGCCACGCCACCGTGGCCCACGGCACGTCGGCGTGCCAGCGGTAGTCGCCGTCGGTGACCTCGATGATTTCGGCGTCGGGGAACGCTGCTCTCAGGTGCTCCCGCTTGCGGGCGCGGACCCGGCGCAGCTTCGGGTCGGTGTCGTGGGCGACCACCGAGAGGAAGCCGCCCTCTTTCGTGAAGATCCACATCTTCGTTCTCCTGTCTGTGTCTAGTTCTTGCGGTATACGTTATCGGATGTTCGCCTTGACCGCTTCCAGCGTGGCAGCGTTGAGCCGGTCGAACCCGACCGTCCCGTACCGGCCGGTCTCCGTCGTCGGCTGGACGATGGTCACGTTGTCCAGGTGCAGATCCTTGATCCAGCCAGTGCCCTCGTCGTACGCCGACGAACCGACCCACAGCACGTGAGTCCCGGCCCGGGTGAAGTCCCGCAGCCACAGTTCGACTTTCTCCTGTTCCTCGTACTTGACGAGGTAGGCGTCGGACACGACGATCAGGATCCGGGCGGCGTAGCTGGGCGTGGACAGATGCAACGCTCCGTCGAGCGCGGCCAGCGCCAGGTCGCATTCCTCCGTGCCGTCGTCGGCGGGAACGCCCCGCACCACGGACAGGATCTCTCCCGGCCGGGCGATGGACTTGACGTTGTCCCCGAACGTGACCGCCGCCGTGCGAGCACCGATCTTGTGTCCAGCGTTCGTCCACACGTAGGCGAAGTCCGCCACCGTCTGCTCAGCCCACTTCATCGAAGCGGACGTGTCGGTGGCGATCCCGACGACGAGCGGACGGGCCGTCGAGTGGCGACGGACGGTCCCGCGCCACGGTTCGGCGCTCACCATGCGGCCCTGTGCCCGCTCTGCGGACGCCCGCACTGCCTCCCGGGAACGGAGACGACCGGGAGGCAGTACGGAGGGGCGGGCGACCTTGCTGATCGCCGGGAGCGACAGTTCCGACAGCACCTTGCTCGTTTCGGCCACCGCCTTGCGGTGACGCTGCTTCGGTTCCTGCTCGAAGATCGTGGTGGACTTCCGCTTGTTGCCGAACACCCGGTGGGCGGCGTCCATCGACTTCCACCGAACCGGGATGTACTCGACCTTGTTCCAGTCTTCGGACAGCGTTTCCTCCAAGTGCTTCAACGCGGCGTCGGTCAGTTCTTTCGCCTCGCTGACAAGATCACCGGAGTCGTCGTCGTCGTCGGACGGCTTCGAGTCGATGGACCCCTTCTCGCCCAGCCCCCAATCGGAGCCGGGGTCGCCGGAGTCGGTGTCGTCGTGCTTCGAGCGGTCGCCCTCGTCGGTGGACTCGTCGCCGGACTTGTCGCCCGGCTCGCTGTCGTCGGAACCGGAGTCGTCGTCGTCGGACTCGTCTTCCTCATCCTCGTCGGACTTATCGCCGCCGTCGCCGCCCGGCTCGCCGCCCCCCTTGCCGGTGCCCTTGCCCTTGCCACGGCCACGTGCGCCGGTCCCGTCCGGCTCCCCGTCGCAGGAGTCGTCACCGTCGGAGGTTTCTTCCCCGACCAGTTCGACCCACTCATCGCAGATCTCGATCAGGCGGACGGTGTCGCGGGGCAGCACCAGGGTGACCGTCTCTTGCAGCAGATCCATCAGCGCATCGACGGTGTCGTCGCCCAGCAGGACGCGGGCGGCGTCGTCCATCGGCTTCGTCTCGGCCATCGTGGCAATCCCGGCCAGGGTGCGGCCCTGGACGAGCGCCCAGGCCCGGGCCACGGTCGGCTTCGACGTGGTGTCGAACGAGCGGATGCCTTTGAGGACGATGGTGAAGCTCGCCCGCAGCCCGGACCGGCCACGTGGATACCGGCGGATGGCGTGGTTCTCGACCCGCACTTCCTCCAAGGTGGTGAGCAGATCCCCGTGGTGGGGAGCCAGCTTCTCGGCGTCGCGCAGCGCCTCAGAGATCGCGGCGTGCGACGCCTCGTGGGCCAGCAGCCCCTCGGACTTCGCCCAATCGAACCCGGTGCCGTGGTCGGCCACGTTGTCGGTGTTGATCCCGGCCTCGTCGGCGTGGATGTAGATGTCGCCGGTCTGCGGCACGTACCAGGCGGGGGCCGGAGGGTCGGACACGTCTTCGGTGCCGACGTACCGGGCGACCGGGGTGCGGTCGTTGGCGATGACGTTGAGCGAGGGCTGGGCGTTGAGCCTGATGCTCGCCTTGTTGTGGGTTGCGTTCTTGCTGGTGATCACGTTCATGTCTAGGTCTCCGTTTACAGTTTACCGCTTCACAGCGGGAAGTTGATGGGCCAGGTCTGCGAGTTATCGACCGGCTTCGTGAAGTCGTACTTGCCGAAGTCCCGCTCGATCCGGTACTGCCCACGGAAGCGGGCGGCGGGGATCTGATCGGCTTCGACCTGACTCACGGAGTCGGCCTCCAACTCCACGAGCAGCGGACGGCCGAACAGCTTGATGCCGGGCCGGTTGAGCACGCCGTCGAGGAAGGTCAGCACCTTCTCCAACGAATCGACTCGCTTGTGCCGCCAGTTGGCCTTCGTCGCCCCCTTCGGGCGGGCCGACGCGTACAGGTTGGGGCCGACGACGAAGTACCGGGTGTGCGACTCGGCCCCCGGGGTCTCGTTGACGACTTCGAGGTACAGGCCGTAGCTGCCGGTGCCCTCCGTGCCCCTCGCCTTGACGACGAACGGCCGCAGGGTGGACTTCGCCCGGATGCGCCGGACGTTGTTGGCGACGGTGTCGGCGGTCATTGCCCGCTGGACGAGTCCGTTGCCGGTGATTCGGGTCAGCGGCTCACCGGGGCTTGCGCTCTCGGCGGCCGGTGTCTCGGTGGTGGTCATTTCATGTTCTCCAATGTCTGTGTCTTGTCGTTTACAGTATACAGGGCTGTCAAGGTTTACAGCGCCAACGGCTTCGGCTTGTGACCGAACACCGCCTCGATGGCAGCCAGGGCAACCTCCCGGTTCTCCGGGCGGATCTGGCTGACGTAGTTGGACAGGGCCAGTTCCTCACCGAACTGCGCAGAGACGTTGCGGAACACGATCAGTTCCCGCAACTGCGGGGCCGCAGTGACCTCGCCGCGCTGGCACTTCTCGTTGAGGTTCCGGGTGACCTGCGTGATCTTCGGCGGGACGCCCAGCTTCGTCGCAATCGACCAGTCCGTCTTCATCTCGGCCTGGACGAAGAACCGGCTGAGCAGAGCGTCGCTCATCAGCGCGCCCGGCACGTCCGGGTTGCAGGCTCCGATGACGGCGAACCCGGGGGTCGGGTGGATCGAGCCACGTGCGGGGTTGGCTCCGACGATCAGTTCGTCGCGGCCGTCCATCACGCCGTACACGACGGCCATGATCCGGGGGTCGATCAGGGCGATCTCATCGACCAGCAGTTTCTTGCCTTCGATCATCGCCCGCACCAGTGGGCCATCGACCCACAGGTAGGTGCCGTCGGGTTGCTGAACCCAGCTTCCCTCGAAATCGGCGCGCTCCGTCTCGATGCTCCCTTGCACGGTGATCGTGTCGGGGAACGCGGCCTCGACCAGTGCGGTCTTGCCGGTGCCGGGCGGGCCGTACAGCAGCACGTTCAGCCCGGAGTTGACGGACGAACGAACGAACGTCACGTCCTGCATCTTCGTGGAGCCGACCATCAGGTAGCGGGGGACGTATTCCTCGCCATTGGGCCGGACGTACACCGCCTTCTCGTCGGCTTCGGCCAGCACGGCGTCAGCCGGGGCGATGGGGGTGATGACCGTCGGATCCCCGGTGGGGGTGACGGTGGTGAGGGACTCATACGACACGCCGTGGGCCAGTAGCGGCCACAGTGCGTCAGTGAGAGGGGTGGTTGTCATGTCTGTTGTCTCCGTTGTCTGTGTCTGAGTCTAGGTGGTGGGTGTCACACCGTTTACAGTATACACCCGTAGTCAAGTGCCCGTTTACGGCATCATATCTTCGAGGTTGATCTTCTCGCCCCGGGCCTCGGCCTCGTCCATCCGCTTCGCCGCTTCGGCCCGGGCCGTCATGAACCGCACTCGCGGTCCCTCGACCCCCAGCCTGCGCAGCACCGTCTGGACCCACGGCGTCGAGCGGTACGCCGCCTTCGCGATGTCCTGGTAGCGCTCGCCGTCATCGACGGCTTCGAGCACGGCCTTGTCCAGGTCGTAGGCGGCTTCGTTCATCTTCAACCGCAGCGCGCCGAGCGCCTGCGCCCGCTTGTGAACGGTGATGAGTGCCTCGGACCACGTGGGGTCGAGGGCTTCACTGGTTGTCATGTCTGTGTCTCCTGGTCTGTGGTATACGGTGTTCACTATACACCGGTATCAGCGGAAGCGGCCAGGGCAATCCTTGTCGTGGATCGCCTTGACCTGCTTGATGGTCATCGTCTTCACGGTGACGCTGACGACGCCGCCGCACTTCTCGCAGCGGTAGCTGTCCTTACTCATTGGTATCTCCTGTCTGGGTCTTGTCGATGATCGAGCGGCAGCGCTGGCATTGATCCAGGTGCAGCCACTCTGAGAACGGCCGGTGGCCTTCGGTCGCCAGCGTCCACCGCAGTCCGCAGCGGGACGTGTAGTAGGCGTGGCCGTAGATGTCGTCCCGGGTGTCGGGATCGGCAGCGTGGATCCGGCCGTGGGTGTGGCCCGCCTTGTAGACGGCGAGATCGTTCATGCGGCACCGTCCAGTTGGGCGACGAAGTCCACGATGTGCGGAGCCTTCCTCTGCCCGGTCCACTCGAAGTCGGGGTCGAACGTCGCCAGGTCGGCGTCGGTCAACTTGTCCCGGTGGATGACGCGGTGCCCGTTGCGGGCGATCACCTTCCAGGTGAGACCGTGCCGGTAGGCGGTGACGGTCCACGTGGGATGGGGGATGGTCTGGATTGTCTGGTTCTGTGTCACGAATACAGTATATCACCGTATTCAGGAAACACAACATGCCTGGTCAGAGGGGGTCAGACTTGGGGTGTGGCGGACGACCTCGCCGCGTTGGGACTGCTCGTCCTCGCGTTCGTGGTCGTCTGGGCTTTGCTGTTCCGCTAAACCTTTCGGCCTGCGGGCGCGTCTATATGACGGTCCGGTTGGGCAGCGCGCAATACGGGCGGTACGGGCGGGCGCGCTGCCCGACCGTTCTCAGTACGTTGACCAGGCTCCCCAGCCCTGCACCTGGTATACGTGCATCCCGCACGACAGGTTGAACCACGGGTCGAACAGGTCGTCCGGGGAGCCGCCGCAGTCGTCGGCCCACATCGGCATGATCTGCAACAGGCCGCTGGCCCCGCTCGACCCGTTGTACGCGCCCGGCTCGCAGTTCGACTCCCGGCTCATGATCCGGCTCAACGGCTCGTACCACTGGTCAGCCGTCCAGCCCACGGCGAGAGCGGTGTCGGACCACTGTTCGCAGGCGGTGCCCTCGATGGTCTGGAACACCTCGTCGGCGCTGTCGCCATCCCCGCCGGAAGTGTTCGGTTCGCTTTCGGCGGCGGGTTGCGAACCACTGTCGGTCGAGTTCTCGGAGTCGTCGGAGGGCGCGGGCGCGGCGACCGGCTCTGGTTCGACCACGCCGTCCCGATCCCAGTCGTCGGTACACAGCGCACCACACTCGTCCTTCGCCCACGCTTCGGCGGCTGCCGGTTCCTGCCGGTGCCAGCGCAACCACGCCCGGGTTTGCGCGGGGGAGCAGGCGCAAAGAGTTGCGCCCGCGGCGAGAATGGTGATGAGCTTCTTCATGCGGGTCGGCCTTTCGTGACGGTTCGGTTACGCCCGCTGCGAGTAGTTCAGCACCCCGGCGTGGGGCGGGTCCACCCCCTCACGCCGGGGGCTGTCATCGCAGCAGCGTGACGTACAGAATCACCATGCCGAAGCCGACCGCCACGGCGGCAAGACCGACCATCAGGCAGCCGACCCAGTCCTCAGCCGGGCCTTCGCCCCACTCCACATCGTCCTTCTCCCAGTCGAACGGGCGTGTCGGGTCAGGCGGGGGCCAAGGGGGGTCGGGATCCATCGAGGTCTACGGGGCGGCGCACACAAAGATCTGGCGGGTGATGTCGTCAGGGTCACGCTCGTGGACCCCAAGCTCCTGGGCGGTGAACCCGGGCGGGCAGATCATGCCCGGCGGACCCGTCGGTCCGGTCTCACCCTGCGGGCCTTGCGGCCCGGTGTCCCCAGTCGCCCCGGCCGGGCCACGTGGCCCGATGTTGCCGCGTGGACCCTGCGGCCCGATCTGACCGCGCTGGCCTGCGGGGCCGCGGTCCCCTTTCGGGCCTGCCGGTCCCGTATCCCCGGGTATACCGGGATCGCCGGGCGGGCCTATCGGACCGCGCTGACCAGCCGGGCCGGTGGCCCCGGGTGCGCCGGGGGGACCGGGAATCCCCCGCTCACCGGCCGCGCCCGGTATACCTTGACTCCCAGCCGGGCCGGTCGGCCCTTGGAGACCGCCCGTTCCCTGTGGTCCGGCCGGTCCGGTCTTGCCGACTGCTCCGGCTGGCCCGGCGGCTCCACGTGGGCCGCGCTCACCTGGGACGCCTTGCGTGCCCTGCTCACCCGCCGGACCGGCCTCGCCCGGCGGACCCTGCTCGCCTTGTGCCCCCGGAGGTCCGGGCGGGCCAGGGACGCCCGACCCAGCGGCCCCCGGGGGCGGCTCGATGCTGGTGCTGCTCGTCGTCGCCGTCGTGTCGTAGTACGAACCGCCTGCGTAGCTGACGATCCCGGCGACCGTTCCGATTCCGAGCACGAGGATGACGGTGCCGATGATGCCCACACCCTGCGCCGGGGTCACGGTTCAGTTTCCACCTTCGCCGTCCGGCTGCGTGGCTTGGCGGCGGCGGCGGCGGCGATGGCCTGCGCCTGCTGCTGCCCGGCGATGATCTTGTCCTGGGTGACGGCGGTGCCGTGACCGCGCCCGGCGATGAACCCGATCAGCGCCCCGATGATCGTGTTCATGATGTCGGTGATCGTGGAGATCAGCGGCCCCAGGTCACGCTCCGGTTGGGCGATCATCAGGATCCCCAGCCCGGTGAGGCTGAGAATGAGCATGGTGCAGACCGTCACCACGAACACCTCGACCACGAACTCGACCATGTCCTTGGGGGGTGGCGGCATCGGGATCGGGTTGATGTGATGTTCCCGACCCGGCTCGCTCATGGCGTGTTCGGCGGTGCCTCGGCCTGACGCTGGGCGTAGGCCAGCTTCTCCAACGGTTCCAGCGGCACCACGTTGGGCCGCACGAACATCTCCTGCACGAGCGCGAACGCGGCGGTGGTGATGCCGACGATGATGCCGCCGACCTTCTCGTCGTATACCCCACTCACCAGCAGCACCGTGTTCACGGCCTGGATGAACGTGAAGATCGCGGTCGCCACCCGCACCGGTTCGACGGCGAACAGCTTGCCGCCTTTCACGGTGGTCGGCGGGGCGTCGGCGGGGACGTTCACAGGATCTTGATCGCGATGATGACCGCGCACACCGCGGTGACGATGTTGGCAAGCGTGTTGAGGTTGATCTGGCCGTTCACGGCTACTTCGCTGCGACGAGCTTGTTGACGTTGAAGTCGATGCTGGCGAGATGCTCGCGGGCGGACTCCTGGTTGTCGCCCTTGCCCATCTGTTCAGCCCACACGATGTCGGCCACGGCGTTGAGGAACGCCTTGTCCTTGCTGAGACACTTCGCCGTCGTGGCGGCGACCTTCAAGATGTCGGCGTCAGTCACTTCATCATCCTCCGGTAGTGCGAATGGGGTGAGGGTCCACGGGGTCGAGCGGTACGACCGGCCCGCCGGGATCTCCGACGGCTGGATGTGCCACGGCTCGTTGTTGACGTTGCGGAAGCTGCGCAGCCCGAACTTGGCGAGTTCGCCTTCCATCCAATCCCATGACGCCGCGGGCACTGTGTCGATGGCGACCGCACCCCCGGCGGTGCCGTTGGCCGGGAACCCTTCATGGTTCGAGTTGCCCGGCGGGGCGAACTGGGGTCCGGCGTTGACCGGCTGGATCCGCCAGCCGCAACCCACACCGAGCGCGATCCCCTTCGAGGACGCGTACTCGCACAGCGCGATATACCGCCGCCACATCTCGGGGTGCAGCTTGTTCACCGTCGTCAACTGTTCGAGTTGAGCGCGGCTCAACTGTTGGCTGCCGTAGCCGTACGGGAACGACGGCATCAATCAACGCCTTCCGGTATCTCGCCCTCGTCTCGGCCTTCCGGCCCCTGGAACTTCTCCGGGGCATCGTCCGGGTCGAGACCTTCGGGCAGGTCGGTGTCGTCGTCTTCGACGGCGTCAGCCTCGCCCTCGATGGGGACGGCTTCGCCTTCAACTGCGTCGCTCATCAGAACCTCTTGGTCGCGCCGACGTACTTCTTGATGTTCTTGTCCTGCATCGTGTTCTTGATCTGACCCCACTTGGTCACCATCGCCGGACCGGCGTTGTCGTCGGTGGCGTTGGCCCAGACCAGACGGATCGTGTTGACCGCGCCGGGAGCCATCCGCAGCAGCGACTCGGCGTTGTCGATGTCGCCGCCGGAGTCGCTCACCCACAGGGAGTTGGTCCCGTCCCCGATGAAGTACGCGCCGTTCTCGCGCTTCGCTACACGCCAAACCATGTCCTCGTCCTCCTGTTCTGGCGGTGGGGTCGGGGTCGGGGTCGGCCCCGCTCCCGTCCATCGACGCTTCAACTCGGCTCGCAGATCGTCATAGCTCCACGACCCGGAACTGGTCACCGACCGCGGCTTCCACGCCCCTTGCACCGCCGCCGCCGTACTGGGGTCGATCTTGCGGTCCGGGGCATACCCCTGGTGCGTCATCACGTCGGTCGGCTGGTTGCCGCACTTGGCGTTGATCTTGTTCGACAGCGCCATGACCATGTTGATCTGCTTCTCCGAGTACGGCGCGCCCGTGCCGTTGTTGCAGATCTCGATCCCGACGGCCCGCTTGTTCATGTCGTCCTTGGCGACGGTGCCACGTGAGAACGTCATCGGGGAGTTGATGCCGGAGCCGTTCGTGTTCGTCGCCCCTCCGGCCAGGACGAGACACACCTTCGAGTCGATGGTGATGTTCGAGATCGGGCGGGCGTCAGCCGAGTAGCACTGGTAGCGGGCGTCACCCCAGGCGTCGTCGCCACCGGCAGTGTGATGCCACATCACGCACAGCGGCAGGCTGTCGTAGCCGCCCGACGAGCGTGCCCGATGCAGCCACGACGAGTCGAACACCGACCACGAGTACCCGGTTTCCTTCGCCGCTTCCGCGACCACGTCATCGAGCCAGTCGAGATAGATCGACCCCATCAGCGGATCACCGTCCCCTCGATCTGCAACCAGCGGATGATGTCATCGACCAGGCCCAGCGCGACCGCTTGGGCGTCGGCGTCGAGGTCATGCCACGTGGCCTGCTCACCGAGGAACTGGCGGGCCTCGTGCAACGCCAACGCCGACCCGTCCCGGCCCTTCTCGGCCAGGTGGTCGATCAGTTCCCGGGCGAGTGCGTAGCCGACCTCCTGCTCACCGGGGTCGAGGTCGTCCCACGCCTGCTGTTCCTCCGCGGAGACACCCATCGCGTCCAGCCATCCCCGCACGTCGTGGATCCGGTGGGCCACGGCTAGTGGGTCGGGAACGTTGTCGGGGGCGTACGAGTCGGCTGGTTCCCAGTCACCGAAAGTGCTCATGCGACCTCCCTTCGGCTGGACAGATTACGCCTCTGTGGTGAATACGCCCGAGTAACAGGTGCCGACGCAGCCGTGCTCGTTGATCTGCTCGACGGTGCCGTGCCCGCCCAGCCAGCGGTCCAGATCCTCGCTGTTCAGAGTGTGCGGATGCCCGAGAGAGACGCCGTGGCCGACCCACTCGAACACCCGCACGAGTTTGGCGATTCGGGCCGCTTCGACGGCGATCTTCTCCGGGTCGATGACGTGTTGGAGGCAGTTCATGATCCATGCCTCATCGAACTCGTCATCGCCGTACAGGGGTAGCGTCACTTCTGCGGCTGCCCGGACCACCTCGATTCCGCTTCCCGTATACCGGGCAATAGTCCAGTCGGGGTAGATGCCGGGATCCACGACCACACCTCGCCGCACGCCGAGCGTCTTCAACAGGGGGGACACCGGTCCGCCGCCGATGTCGATCACCGACTGGGCGGCGACGCGGTATACGGGCCACTGCTCCCCGAGCGAGGTTTGCACCACCCCCATCCGGTGCAGGTAGACCTGCTGCTTCCATTCCTCCGACCACGTGAGGGTGCAATCCCCCCACCATGCCGCCTCGAACGCGGCGTGCCGCGGGTCGTCGGCCGGGAACGTCAGGGCGCGATCCCTGCCGCCCAGGCGGCACCGTTCCAGTAGCACTGGCCTGCCGCGCCTGCGGTTGCGGTCTGCATGAACTGGCCGGGCTGCCACGGGGTCGCCGGGTTGGCGACGATGCCGCTGCTGGCGACGCTCGCCACATCCGCGGGTGGGGTCGATCCGGCCGGGGTCCACGTGCCGGGCGTCCCGACGGTTGCGCCGGTCGCGACCGGTGGCGGACCGCTTGGCCCACTCGGACCACTTGGCCCGGAAGCTCCGGCCAGGTGGGTGTCGTGCCTGCCCGTCATGACCATGCCGTATACCTCCAAATCACACGCGGACGGAGAGTGGTGAGGGGTCCATAACGTCCCTCACCACTCTCAATCCGCTCCCCAGAACTACGGGGCGACACCTGCCGTCCAGGCCGTCCCGTTCCAGTACGCCTGCCCAGCAGCCCCGGCGGTGCCGGTCTGCATGAACGACCCGGTTCCCCAGGCCGTAGCGGACGGGGAGGCGGCAACGGTGACCGGGTTCCCGGCTTGCAGGTTCGCCACGCTCGACGGCGGGGTCGCACCAGTCGGGGTCCACGTGCCTGCGACACCGGGCACTTCGGTGGCACCGGATGCCGGACCGGCCGGGGCTGCCCCGACCTGCCACTGGTTGCCGTCCCAGTACGCCTGGGTGGCGTCGCCCAGCACGACATGCTGACCGTTCTGCCACTGAGCGGGTGGTTCGGCCTGAATGGTCGAGTTGGACAGTTCCGTGAACGTCTCCGGGGCGACCGAGCCGACCGGGGTCCAGAAGCCCGGAGTACCAGCCGTCGCACCAGTCGCCAGATCGGCACCGCACCCCAGCGAGTTGTCCGGGGTGTACGTCCACGCCCCGGTCCAGCCCAGGTTCGGCTTGGACTGCGACCGGACGTAGCTGAACGGATTCGTCAGCGCCGCCCGGTAGGTGACGAAGTCCTCGCCTGCGCCCATCGCCGGGTTGAGTCCGTTGGCGGTGAGGGCGTCGTTGCCGACCCCGGTCCCGGTGAACTCGTTGGCGAGCGCGCCGTTGGTGAACTCGCGGTCACCCTCGTAGCGGACCCGCACGTACGGGAACACCCAGTGGTAGTACGGGGTGCAGGCGGCGGGCTTGCCGCGGACGATGGCCTTCGACCAGATCTCGATGGCTACCGGGTTCCCGACGGTGGCCCCGACCGCCGGACTCGTATACCCGATCACGGTCCCTGCGGACTGGCAGATCGGGTTGTCCGGGCCGGGCGGCGCGGTGGGGTCGGTCAGGATGTCGGTGGCGGCACAGATGATCTTGCCTCCGGCGATCAGCGCCGATGCTTCCGGGTCAGGTGAGCACAGCGACAGGTTGAAGGTGATTCCCTTCATCGAGTCGTCGGCCTTGAACTGGATGCAGATCGAGCCGTCCGCGGCCTTCTCGGTGATCTCGTCGCCGTCCTCGAACTCCGTGCCGAACGACGCCGAGATGAACCCGTTTGTCGTCAGGATCGGCTTGTTCGTGTCGATGCTCCCATCAACGTTCAACGGGGTGATGCGGATCGCGTCACCCTGGATGCTTGCCGCTCCGTCTCTCGCTGCCATCTCACACCTCCTTCATCAGGTGTTGGTTCCCCGACCCGGAGAGGTCGCATGGCGCGTCCGGGCCGGGGAGGACGGTTGGGATCACTCGACAATCACGCCACCCGCAGGCACCGTCGCGATCGCGGGCGTGAACCCGCCGCGGATGGTGACTGGCGTGGTGCCACGGAATGCCCAAGCGGTTCCGGCGACGGTCGGCCCCATGTAGGCGACCTGCTCGAACGTCTCGGAGAACTCGCAGAACTTGTTCTTCTGCACGTCTTCCTTGGTGCGGACCACGCCGAGGTCGAGGGAGCCGCCGTCGAGCCGGGTGAACACACCAGGCAGGGTCAGCAGCCACTCGGCCGGGGTCGGGTATCCGCAGTTCGAGTCGAAGTTCGACGTGGCCGCGGTAGCGGCGGTGCCGACACCGACGGGGATGTCATCGATGTACCACACCGGGTCCACGTTGATGTCCGATAGGTAGCCGTTGATCTCGGACCACGACGTGCTGAGCGTGTCGTCGCCGGGGATCTGCACCGCGAGATCCGACGCCATCGCGTCCCGCAGCCAGGCGGGGGCGTAGAGCCGAAGCTGCGTGGTGAGCGAGATCCGGTTGGCCCACCGGAACTGGGCGGCGGCGAGCCGGACGGTGACGAGGAAGTCACGTGCGACGCCGAGCGGCGTGTCCGGGGTGCCGACCACACCGGTCCCACCGGAGCAGGCGTTGACGACGCCGGGCGACCCGAAGATCGAGGCGAGCAACCACTGCTCACGGAACCGGGCCTGGGCGACCATCACGAGGTCCGTGGACGCCCTGACGAGTTCCGGGTTGGCCCGGGTCATCAGGTTGTCGAAGCACAGGCACAGCGGCACGGCCATCAGTTCGACGGTGTGCTCCTGACCGCACGGGATGTCCACGCACGGCTTCAACGCTTCGGGCGTACCGTCCATCGTGGAGCCGGACACGAACTGGAAGTTCGGTGGCTGCCCGTCGGCGGCGGTGTTCTTCCAGAACCCGAAGTTGCCGTCCATCACCGCGGTGAACTGGGCGAGGGTGGGCGGCTCCTGCCAGATGATCCCGCCCCGGTCCACACCGAAGCTGGACAGGCTGTCCCCGACCGGGGTGTCGGTGGTGCCGATCCCGGGGATGTCGTACAGCGGTGTGCGCGGTGCGCACCACCCGGCCGCGGTGAGCGACTCGACGGACTGGTGTTCAGCGGCGTACTTGCGGATCTTGACCGAGTTGCCTTCCGGGTCGCCCCGGCGCAGGATCCGGTCCTCGCCGTACTCCGCTTCGAGATCGCGGCGGAAGCTGGCGACGATGACGTGCTCGCCATCGCCCCGGACGCCGCGCATCCCGTTGATCTTGCGGGTCAGCGCCTCGATGACTTCGTCCATGTCGGTGAGTTGCTGACCGGCGGTCAGGCCAGGGATGTCACCCCCGGCAGTGATGGCGTAGTGGGCCGAGGCTGCCACCGCCGCGGGCTTGTGCGCGTCGGGCACGTCGGCGTTCGTGACTTCTTCGGCCACGTTCTCTACCTCCGAGGTGGTTGCGGGAGCGACCGGCTCCCCGTCGGCTGACTGTGCGGAAGCCTCCGGCGCGACCTCGCCCGGCTCCCCCTCCGCGGGGGCTTCTGCGGGCTGGTCCGGTGCGTCCGGGGACTCCGGGGTGGCAGGCTCAGACTCGGCGGGTTCGCCTTCCGCGGGTGCGCCTTCTGGCTCACCGTCGGGAGCTTCCCCCTCACCGGGGTCATCGGTCTCGGCGCTGGCGGCGACGGTCTCACCCTCGACGGGAGCGGCTTCTGGGGCCGGTTCCTCAGCGGGTGCGGCGTTCGACCGCTTCTCGCGGACCTGATCGAGCGCGTCCGCAAGTGTCTGCATCGTTTCCACGTCACCGGCCGCATCGGCGGCGTCGAACGCGGCGACCATCTCGGTCTCCAACGATTCCAGTTCATCGGCGGACAACTCATCGAGCCGTGCCAACCGTTCCGCGAACTCGTCCATGCGGACTCCTTCGTTGCAGGGTTGGATTCGGTACGTCTCGGCGTCTAGGGCAGAGGTACACCGCTCCTGCACAGGAGTCCTGGTCGCTCTGGTCGGGGACCGTAGCAGGCCGACCCGGGCAACTGCGGGAAACCGGGGTTTCCGTATACTCCGATCTCGTGAAGTGCCGTCTGTGCGGCAAGCCTGGGGTCATCACGATCAACGACGACTCGTACTGCGAGATCCACGACGAGATCGGTGTCGAGCGGACCGCCCGGCTCACCGCTTGGAAGCATGGGCTGCCACACGACGCCATCGAGCACGCCGGACTGTGGGCGTTGGAGCAATACCTGACGAACCCGGAGGTTCGCCGGGCGTTGGAGCGCTAAGCCTTCAACGCGGCGAGCCGGTCCATCACATCCTTGGGTGCCCGCAGCGCCCGTGCCCGCTTGCGGATGTGGGCCAGCGCCTTGCCCCGGTCACTGGCCCGGCCGAGCGACTGGATCGCGTTGTTCAAGTCGTTGAGGTCCGCGATGGGGAAGCTGCCGTCGGGCATCGCGATCCCCTTCTTCGACGCCAACTGGCGTGCCCGAGCGTTCCAGCCGCCACGTGCGAGCAGCCCTGGTTGCGGCCCACGGACCCGTTCCCGCAGCGACGCTTGGAGGCAGCCGCCGGAGGACAGGTGCATCGGCATCCCGTCACCCCACGTGGCGTATACCCGATCTCGGAGCGCTTGGAGCCGGTCTTCTTCGACGCGGCCTTCGTCCTCGTCGGGTAGTCCGACCTCGTCCTCGTCACCCTTGCCGCCTTCCTCGTCGGGAAGGTCTTCGACGGACTCGGCGTCGGGCACCGCGGTCATCTCGCGGGCCATCTCGACCGCAGCCGACAGAGCGTCGCGGCGTTCGAGGATCCGGCCGAGCAGGGCGGCTTCGACCATCCGCAGCCGCTCATCGAAGCTCTCCATCGCCGCGGTCATCGCCCCGTTCGTCTCCTGCTCCGCGAACTGGGTGATCATCGCCTCCACCACTTCGGTGGAGCCTGCGGCGACGAGCGCCATCGGATGACCGGCAGCCACCCGGGCGCGTGGAATGGGGAAACCGGGGACGTTGACCGAGCAGACGGCGACCAGTTCGAGGTTGCCGTTGATCGGACGCCAGTCGCCCGAGACGCCCGACGCACGCAGCTTGCGCAGTTGGAGTTCGTCCACGTCGGAGCGCAACGCTCCGGCGACCCAGATACCGTGCTTGTCCTCCCCGACCGCCACGTCCATCATCGCGGAATCGGTGTTGTCGTAGTGGGCGACCGCCTCCGCAACCGACGCTTCGAGCGGGGCGTGCCCGCCGACGAGGGAGATCTGTCCGACGTTGATCTCTCGGCCTTCGGCGGTGTGCAACAGCCCGGTGGCGAAGAACGCGTAGTTCGACTTCGACTTGGGTGCCCGGATGCGGCCGTTCATCCCGATGTGATCCTGCTTCCACCCGGCGATGTGCCCGTATACCCTGCCGTCGGACTCGATCACCAGCGGGGTGACCTTGTCGAGGGTGGGGGCGTTGAACCAGTCGGCGGGCGGGTTCACCGGGAACGCCGACGAGACCAGCACTTCGGGGTACTTCACCAGGTGCAACGACGGCGCTTCGCCTTCGTAGACACCGTCGGCCAGGTCAATCGGCTCGTCCAGCAGCGTCATCTCAGACTCCTTTCAGAACTCATGGCTGCGATCTGGGGTCTGGTAGGCGTCTGGTCTGGGCGTCGAGAATAGTCACGTGTACGGGAATCAGTAGGGAACTGTGCCCGCCGGAGCGGCCCCAGTCGGCTGCTCCTGGTCGAAGCCGAGCCGGACGAAGTCGGGTTCGGGCATCCCCGGGTTCTGCTCGAACTGGATGTCCTGGTCGCCGGTATACGGCTGACGGTGATCGACGCGGGATTCGAGGATCTCGTCGGGGATCCCGGCCGGGTAGGCGTCGCATTGCATTTCGACGGTGTCGTGGAGGTGGCTGCACGAGTAGCACATCGGGATCGCGAAGCTGGTCATGTCGTCTCCTTGGGCGGTGAGCGCTGACGCGACGGCGGCGGGCGGGGTGGCGGCGGGAGCTTCACCCTGGTCGGAGTCGATGATCCACTCCTGTTCCTCCTGGTCGCGTCCGCTGTTGATGTAGTCGGCAATGCGGATGCCGCGGCCTTCACCCGGTTCGAGCACGTACACCTGACCGCCGCTGAGCTTGGCGAACCGGTTGGCGGTGCGACGGTTCTGTGACCATGCCCGCAGGCCGGTAGGGGTTTGGGTGGCTCCCCGGTACAGCCGCATCGGGTTCGGGCGGCTGTTCGTTGCGAGTTCGTCCATGAGCGCTTTGGCTTGTGCCCGCATGATCTTGCCCGACCCCGAGTCCGGCTGCGGGTCACCGCGCCGTTCGTGAGCCATGTGGATCATCACGTTCGTCCAGTCGCCCTTCATCGACCACAGGGCGTCGCGGACCAGGGCGTCGTGATCCTGTACCAGCCGCGGTTCGTCGCCGCTCATGTCCCAGTAGCCGCCCTCAGTGCCGATCGCGGCCGGGCCGGGTGTGTTGATCGTCTGCATCAGCGCCGGGCTGTCAGGTGAGGGTGCCCCCGGAGGGGCTGGTGCTTCCCCCAGTTCGACCCCCGCATCGACTGCCTGCCCGGTGCGCCACTGGTCGTACGTCTCGGCTGCCTCCGGGTAGTGGTCCCGCATCCCCGGCAGATCCAGGTACGGGCCGTTGTGCGCCCAGAACTGATCCCGCTGATCCGGGGTGAGATCGGCGTAGCTCGTCGTGCTCGTATACCGGTCCGGCGGCAGATGCTCCGACAGGCCCATCAGGTTGCCCCACTCGTCCAACGCCGAGTCGAGCGCGTCAGACGAATCCCCGGTGAGCCGGGCGGTCCACGCCTCCGCGTACCCTTCGGAGGTCTTCGAGTGCCCGTACTTGGTTGGGGTGAGCTTCGGGATCGCGTACCGCAGTTCTTGGGTGCGGGTCCAGTTCGAGGAATCGGGGAACATGCCGAACCCGTCGTCCATCACGACCGGCGACCACGCCGACCCCACGTCGGTCATGGACTCGTTGAGGTAACGGAACTGGCGTTGATGGGAGAACTCGTGGACGAGGGTGAGCGTCGGGTCGTTGTACTTCGAGGACATCGACCACGACAGCGACCCGTGAGAGGTCATCTTCTGGTCGCTGGCGTATTCCTCGTTCGACGGTTTCATCGACCGGAAGTACATCGGGTTGAACGCGATCTGAATCTCCTTCGTCACCGGCCCGATCCCGCCCGGATGTTCAGTGCCGGGATGAGCGACGGCGATTGCGCCGCCCCACATGCCTTCGGGCACGAAGTCATCGATCCGGCGGGCTGTTGCCGGATCCCAGTTGGCGAGTTCCCGCCACGTGTTCGCCAGGTTGAGCGCGATGCCGGAGTCGTATTGCTTCACGTCGAAGATGACCGGCTTGCCGCGCCACGCCGACAGGTCGGCTTCCATCTTGTCCTGAACCCACTGCTTGCGGGCGTCCGGCGTCATCTGCTCCCATTCGGCCGGGGTCTGCAACGGGGCGAAGTTCGGGCCGTCGGGGTCCGCGACCATCTCGGGCAGCCCGTGCCGTGGCGGCGGTATACCGGTGTCCACGTACTGCGGGTCGGTCGCTTTCGGAGCTTTCGGCGGCTTCGAGACCGGCGGCATCCCGCCCTGCTTCTTGGAGAACCCGGGTTTGGCGACCTGACTGGGGCGCACGTCGATGGTGGCCCCGAACTGGGCCGGATCCCACCGGGAGTCGGTCACCTTCACCGTGATCACCGAGTCCCCGAGATGGGTGCCGTCGGCGGGGGCGATCGCGGCGATCTCGCCCTTCACTACCGGGTCGCCACGCTGGCCGTGCTGGAAGCCGTGCAACCCGGACACCTCGACCTCGCCACCGACGGCGAGCGGTTCCTTGTCGGCCCCCCAGATCTCCACCGACCGGCTCGTGCCCGGCACGTCGTTGAGGTACGCCTTCGGCTCCGGTAGCCGTTCGACCTGCGAGGACCGCACCTTGTAGCGGGGTCCGCCGTCCGGCTCCTGAACCCAGATGTCGTCCGGCCCGTCGATCTTCTCGACCCGGCCCCGCCGGTTCTGGACGTTGGTCCGCTGCCCGTTCTCGTCCATCCCGAACCCGAACAGCTTGACCAGCCCACCGACCTCGATGAACTGACCGTCGCGGCCACGTGGATGCAGACTGGGGTCGAACACGGCGGCGGACATGCCGCCGAGCGGCAGTTCCTCCCGGCCTTCATCCCCGAGCCACAGCCCGACCCGGTCGAAGTAGGGGGCGTCGTCGGTTCCGGCCACGTGCGGAATGAAGTGCGGATGCTTATCCGGGTAGTCGTCCACGGTGCGCCCGACGAGGTTGTCGGCCATCGCGATGTCCCGAGCCTGCTGGATCTCCGGCGCTTCCACGAGCATCACGTCTTCGTCCCCGAACCGGGCCGGGGACAGCGCGGTCGCCTCGAACGGTTTCAGGTTGGAGGCGATCTGCTCCATGACGTTGCGGGCGGCGTTGCGTTGGTAGCCGTCGAGATCCTTGGATTTGCCCAGGTAGCAGATGGTGCAGTGCATCGGGCAGTGTTCGCCGTCGGCATACTCGACCTCGCCGTGGTCGCACAGCAGGACGATCACGGCCCCCTCGAACCCGCCGGAGCTTGCCCGCACCGGCCGTATACCGACGCGGGCTTCTTCGATCTCGTTGTCGATCTGGACGGCGGACGCTTGGAGGACGGCCCGTTCGTAGACGTTGTTGGTGAGTCCGGCCCGGACCCGCATCCGGCGTCGCTTCTTGCGCAGCGCCGCGATCAGCCCTGTGTCGATGTTGATCACCGCCGCGGACTTTACGTCCGGCGGGGGTGCTGACCTGGGAAATCAGGGGAATGCTTCCCGTATACGGTATGTTGTATTAGGTGCTATGACAGAGAACCATCTGACCACCACCCAGATCCGTGAGCTTGACCGGGTGTTCGCCCGTGGCGTGACCGCCCCCGCGGTCGTCAAGGCCCACACCCTCACCGAGCTACTCGTCCCCATGCCCGACGACGCCTGGGAGGTACGCCCCGATGCCGCGTGACCGCACCTACACCCGGCCGTACGGCTTCCCCCGCAACCAGGACGAGTACGACCGGCTGCTCGACATTATGCAAGACACCGGCCACGAGACCATCGACCACACGTGGGTGACGGTCTCGACCGGGGAGACCGTCTGCGAGATCTGCGATCTCGACCTGCGCGACTTTCTGGACGACGGGAGGTGACGACATGA